ATTATACTATCCTTCACTCCTTATATATTTTTCCGAACCTATTGCATTGCTGACCCATATGTGCTATACTATAGTCACGGTAAGGGATACCGAGCCGATTAAATGAAATGGTAGGTAAACGGAATGATTTACTTTGTAAACGCAGAAACAAAAGACAGAATTGAATACGATGATGTTGAGAATCGTATCTTTGGTAAAAAAGAATTGCCTGTTGATTTGAATGCAATTGCTCAACAAATTGTAGAGGCAAAATGGGAAACATTTTACGCAATGACAGATGACAAGCGGTCCGGTGTATATAAAGTTGGTGAGCCGCAAGATGTAGCTTGTAATTTGATTGTCGCGCTGACAGATATAACCCCTCTGCATTATGCGGTTATCAACTCAATGGCCCGCGGGTACGTCTCTCGTAAACGACTTGGCATAATAGAACCGTATAATGGGCGATATGGGATAGGTTATAAATGGTATACAACATGCCCAAAATCAACCCAATACAAACTGGTATCTTATCTTGTTTTTTAAATCCTTCTGACGAGCTTTTGTGGGAGCAAAGCGAAACGTGCTGTTAAACAGCACGTCAAGGAAACCGAAAAAATACAATAAATGGTTTTCTTAGAAAGGCAAAAACTATGATGAATGAAACTCTTACGGCAATCAACAAGAAAAATGAAATTATTGACGGTATCAACACAGCAACCGCATCAATTTACAGTTCGTTTGTCGCTGAATCCAACAATGATAAGGCAAAATTGTATAACGCTTTGAATGCTCCGGAAGTTAGAATCGCGGATCACATTGGAAAGGAAATTGTAATGAGAGATGTTATCATTGAACCCGTTGATATTGTCGATGAAAAAACGGGCGAAGTCCGTATAACGCCGCGCGTAACGCTGATAGATGTTGCAGGGCATACATATACCGCAACGTCATACGGAATATATAATTCCCTTAAGCGCATTTTCGGCTTGTACGGTTCACCAACATGGGAAGAGGGTATCCCAGTACGGGTTAGACAGATTACAAACGGTGCAAGCCGAATTTTTACTTTAGATATTGTTACAAAATAATATCTAAAACCGGGAATACAATATACCAATAAAAATTTCACGCACTATAACCGATGAATTATAGTGCGTGAAAATTTAAAAAGGAAGTGATATAATGACTAAACAGGATGAGCTGTTGCGAAAAGCGGTTAAAAATTTTAATGCGAAGATAAAGCGACTTGAAAAAAAGTCTCAATTGTCAGCGGATTATATTACGATTCCGCAAAAAGTATATGTTTCAAAAATAAAAAACAGCGGCGCGAACATTGAAACTATAATTTCGGAATTGCAAGCTTTTACAGCAAAGCCGAAAGTTAGTGTTGATTCCGAATTAAAGAAAATGGTAAAAGCATATAACGAAAAAGCAAAAAGGTTTGAAAAGCGAGGTTTTAAAGTTGAGAAATTATCGTATTTAAAACTGAAAGACAGTCCCGATGTTGCAGATACAAAGGCTGTAATAATTGAGTTTATGAAGGGAGGATATAAAACAGTAAAAACGGAAAAAGGGGTTGAATTACCCGATGCAATATATCGAAAAGCGAAAAAACAATTGCAAATTATAAACGAACGCCGCGCAATGCAACGCGCGAAGGTGGGCGAAATTGAAAGGGGTAATCTGGCACAAATGGGGCGAATGCGCGATGTTAACTTGTTGCCGAAACAGGATATTGATCAAATCAGTATGCGCGATATGCCGTCTTATTTGCGTTCGCTTGATACACAAACTCAACCAAATTACCTTGAAAGAAAAAATGTGAAATACAGAAACAATTATATTTCAATGTTAAATAGTTTATTTGATAGCAACGATCCGAGATTGAAAGCAATAATAAACAAAATACAATCGGTTAATATTGATGACTTCATCAACGCGAGTTTAGGTTCGGATTATTTGTTTATTTTGTTTTATCGTGATCCCGTTGAGCGCGAAAGTCAAAGGGAAATTATTTACGATAATATCATGAGGTTATAAAATGTATGTTGCTGATTTCGAAACAACAACGAACGCGGATGATTGCCGCGTGTGGGCATGGGGGTTATGTGAAATAGGCAATATATCAAATTTTATTTACGGAATTAATATTTCATCGTTTTTTGAAAAGATGAAAGAATTATCGAAACAACAAGAAACGATATATTTTCATAACTTAAAATTTGATGGAGAGTTTATAATTTACCATTTATTAAAAAATGGATGGTGTCATATAACAGATGGAGATAAGCGGCCAAACACGTTTCAGACGCTTATAAGCGACAAAGGAATATTTTATTCTATTACGATGTATTTTAAGATTCTAAAAAAGAAAAATCATAAAATATCTTTTTTAGATTCCTTAAAACTTTTACCGTTTAAGGTTTCGGAAATTGCAAAAGCCTTTAATTTACCAATACAAAAAGAAGAAATTGACTATACGGCGGATCGTGAAATTGGGCATAAATTGACAATTGATGAGATACATTATTTGCGTAACGACTGTCAAATTGTGGCGCAAGCACTTGAAATTTTATTTCAGCAGGGCTTGACAAAAAATACGACGGCAAGTAACGCAATGACAAATTACAAAGAAATAATAACGAAAAAATGTTTTTCAAGGTGGTTTCCCGAACCCGATTATGATGCTGATGTACGACAATGCTATCGCGGCGGCTTTACATATGCAAACCCGCGTTTTACGCATAAAATACTAGGCAACGGAATTGTATTAGATGTTAACTCTTTATATCCTTCCGTAATGTATTATTGTAATTTACCATACGGAGACCCAATATATTATGACGGTAATTATGAAAAAGATGATTTATATGATTTATACGTTCAGATGATACGGTGTAATTTCAAATTAAAGAAAAATTATATTCCGACAATACAGCTAAAAAACAGCACGGCATTTGTCCCAACGGAATATATAATTGACAGCAACGGCGAAGATGTCACATTATGTTTAACTTCCGTTGATATGGAATTGTTTCAATCACATTACAATATTTATAACATGGAATATATCGGCGGTTGGAAATGGAAGAGTTCGGATATTATGTTTCGTTCATATATTGATAAATGGTATGCTGTAAAAGAGCAAGCAACGATTGAAGGTAATAAACCATTGCGTACAATTGCGAAATTGATGTTAAATTCGCTTTACGGAAAATTTGGCATGAACCCGAATGTGCGCTCAAAGATTCCTGTAATTGATCCGCTGAATGACAACGTACAATATTTATTTGGTGAATGGGAACAGCGCAAGCCGATTTACATTCCGATCGCGGCATTTATAACCGCATGGGCAAGATACAAAACAATTTCAAGCGCGCAAAAAGTATTTCACCGTTTTTTATATGCGGATACTGATTCATTGCATTTATTAGGAAATGACATTCCAGAAGAATTGGAAGTTGATGATGTAAAGCTTGGAGCATGGAAACATGAATCGACTTTTACAAGAGCTAAATTTTTAAGAGCTAAAACATATATTGAAGAAATTGAAGGTAAACTAAATGTAACATGCGCGGGAATGCCTGCAAATTTACATCCACAAGTTACTTTTGAAAATTTTACGGAAGGTGCAAAATACGGTGGAAAATTGCGGCCCGTACATACAGCGGGCGGAATTGTGCTTGATGAAACAGAATTTACAGTGCGAAAGGGATAAAAATATGTATTACGAAATAGGAAAAGCATTGAGTTATAATTGTTTATTTAATTTTATAGTTGGTATGCGCGGTGTAGGTAAAACATACGCTTTTAAACGATGGGCAATACAGGATTTTTTAAAAAATAAAAATGAGTTTATATACATTCGGCGATATAAAACGGAGGTGACGGCGCAAAGACTAAAATCGTTTTTTGACGATATACAACCAGAGTTCCCAAACGTCAAATTTAAAGTGAAAGGAAATATGTTTTATATCAATGAGGAGTATGCAGGGCAAGCGCAAGCATTATCAACAGGTAAGATCCTAAAATCAATTCCTTTTACGAAGGTAAGCAAGATATGCTTTGACGAATTTATACTTGATAAAGGGGTTTATCACTATTTACAAGATGAAGTAACTAACTTTTTAGAATTGTATTCAACAATTGCACGATTGCGAGATGTTGTAGTTTTCTTTTTGTCAAATGCGTATACAATTTCTAACCCGTATTTTGACTATTTTAATATTGTGCCGCCGTACGGAAATAAAACAATAAAGCGCATTAATAATGAAATATTGGTAGAAGTAATAAAGAATGAAGAATATACAAATGCGGCAATGAAAACGCGGTTCGGCTCGATCATAAACGGCACGGCATACGGTAAATATAATATGGAAAACGATTTTTTGAGGGATAATAAAAATTTCGTTCAAAAGAAAACGCAAACAGCGAAATATTATTTCACAATACTATATATGAATAATAATTACGGAATATGGGCAGATTATAAAGAGGGTTTAATTTTTGTATCCCGTGATATTGATGAAAGCTGTTTAATAAAATATGCGTTGACAAATTCGGATCTCCAGCCCAATATGCTATTAGCTGTGCGTAAATCAATATGTTTGCAGACTTTACGAAATATGTATAATGTAGGAGCGGTGCGGTATGAATCCGTAAAAATAAAAAACGAATTTTCGAACGCATTTAAATTAATACGCACTTGACAAAAATAAACCTATGTGGTACAATAATTTTGCGGGGGACATGTTTAAAATAACGTTGCGAGTTTGGAGCGTAACGGATGAAACCGACCGAACCGCTGAATAGGTCTTACAAACTAACGTTAAACAGTCCCCTTGCAATTATAGTAAAAAGGAGTTTACATTTTATGGATCAATGGGTACAGATCATATCAACATACGGTGTATCGATTGCGGCAATGATCGCTCTTGCGGTTTACATTGTTAAAAAAGACAAAGAAAATCAAGCAGTTATCAACGAAATTATGAACGAGCATAAAAGTGAGGTCAATGACCTTAGGAAAACGATTGAAAATAATACATTGATCGTAACAAAACTTTACGAGAGGTTGAGCAATGAAAAGTAGTGAGGATTTTGTAAAATATCTTTTTAAGCGTTTACCGAAAAATAAACTATTGGCAGGTACATATTATTGCGGTGTGACCGACAGCGAGATCGGAACAGTGCCCGCGCATTATTTGATGGGGACGACAGGACAAAAAGCTACACAATGGCGGCTTGATTATGCGTATACAAAATATTATCAGTCAACTTATAGTAAAAGTGAATATGATGCTAAAACGCAAAAATGGATAACAGACAACGCGTATTTGTATGACTGTAACGGTTTGATCGATGCTTTTGTTGGACAGGATAACAACGCAGCGGGTAACTATACAAATTGGTGCGGTATCAAAGACGATGCCGCACTTGATTATATCACCGAAAAAGGTGAGCTTGCGGCGGGAGCTTGCGTTTTTAAGCGCAACTCAAGCGGAAGAATACATCATGTGGGATATGTAGTCGGACAAAACGCAAGCGGCGTTCCGCTTATTATTGAAGCAAAAAGTTTTGTCGATGGAATTATTATGTCTACTCTTAATGAGGGTTGGAATGAATACGGCATTCCTAACAAAATACTTGTTTTCCCCGAAATCGAGCGAACACGATTTAGAGTAACAAGCCCGATGCAACGCGGCGAAAAATTTGAATTAATGCAAAGGGCCTTGTCTGCAAATGGATATGATGTCGGCAAGATTGACGGAAAATGGGGCCCGAAGTCACAGGCGGGATTTGATGAGATGCTGTCGGTAAACGGTAAAATGGCAAAAGTAAAACTACAAATAAACGGTGTGACCGTGCTGAATGGAGATTACTAATATGAAACGTAGTAAAGAAGAATTACTTCAATCTTTGAAGGGTTTTATTGGAGAGGACGAAAGCGAAAACGCAATAGCTTTTCTTGAGGATTTTTCCGATTCTTTCGCCGATAATTCGGAAGAATTGATAGAAGTTACAAACAAATATAATTCGCTTAAGAAACGATACAAGGAACGTTTTTTCGGTGAAGGTGATGACGGCGAAAAGTTTGCGGAAGATGAAGCCGAAGACGAAAAAAAGGAAATTAAAATAAAAGATTTGTTTACGGAGGGATAAAACATGCCTACAAGACCTAAGAATTACACGTTGACGAATGTGTCAAAAGATGTTATCAACGGAATTATAAATGAAGGGTTCTCAACGAACTATAAAAATTATATTCCGTTCACTGCAACGGATGCAGATTCGATCCGCGCGATCGGTAAAATTATTATGGATTCCCCGAATTTGCGCAATGCGTTTGCAACGGATCTGATCAACCGAATTATACTTGTCACAGTAACAAGTAAAATGTACGATAACCCGTGGGAAAGTCTCAAAAAGGGTGTTTTGTCGTTGGGCGAAACGATTGAAGAGATCTTTGTTAATATTGCAAATGCGGAGCTTTACAACCCCAATATTTCAAGCGAAACGGTTTTTAAAAGACGCATTCCCGATATTCGCGCCGCATTTCATATTGTAAACTACCAAGTGAAGTATCCTGCTACAATTTCGAATGAGGATTTGTCAGCGGCGTTTACAAGCGAAAACGGGCTGTATTCACTTATCGAGAAAATATATGAAAGCCTCGTGAGTGCGAGCAATTATGACGAATTTAATATTATGAAATACCTTATTGCGCTGAATATTGTAAACGGCAATATTAAGGCAATTTCAGTTCCCGCAATTTCGACAGATGCTAATGTTAAATCTGTTGTTACTCAAATTAAGGCAACTTCCAATAAAATGAAGTTTATGACGGCAGATTACAATATTGCGGGTGTAAAAACGCATTCACAGCATGTAAATCAAACTGTTATTGTTACCGCCGATTTTGATGCGGCAATGGACGTTAATGTTTTAGCGGCGGCCTTCAACATGGATAAAGCCGAGTTTTTGTCTAAAAGACTTATGGTAGATTCGTTCGGCGATATTGACATAAATCGACTTGCACAGTGTGCACCCGAAACATGCGAAAATATTACATATGACGCAAACGGAAATGTAACAAGCGCAAAGATTAAAGGGATTACAGATTCTCAGCTTGCGGAGCTTGCGGAGATCCCCGCCGTTATTATCGACGATGATTTTCTGCAAATATATGACCGACTTATTACAATGGAGGATATTCGCAACCCCGATGGACTGTATACTAATGCATTCCTTCATTGTTGGAAAATTATCAGTGTTTCGCCTTTTGCGCCTGCCGCGACGTTTAGTGACAGTGTAGCGGCGGTTAATAGTGTTATCATTTCGCCCGCAAGCGCAACGGTTGTCCCAAATAGCGAAATACAGTTTAACGCAAAAGTTAGCGGAACGGGATTCTTTAATAAAAGTGTTACATGGACGCTTAAGGGTGCGAACTCAAGTAAGACATATGTTGACGTTCGCGGCACAGTATTTATCGGAGCAGACGAAACCGCAACAACAGTAACGCTTAATGCAGTTTCAAACGATGATCCGTCAAAGGGAGCAATCGCAACAATTACTGTTTACAAAGGTAAGTAAAACATTGTGACCGACATTTATGTCGGTTGCAAATTCACCGGAACAATTACAAAGGGAGGAAGGCGGGTAGTAGGTGACTATTGCCCGCCGTAAAACAATGTTAGCACCAAGCCCAAATTCAAAAATACAATTATTTAATAACATAAACATTGATATTAATTATGAACACACCCTTTATTTTGCGAGTGTATCCGCGCAAAATTCATTTTTTGCACAATGGGTAGTATACAGCGCGGATAAAGCGATATATGTTCGGGAAAATGGGAGGATCCGATTACCGTTTACAGCCGATACATTGATTGGTTGTAATTATTTACGTTATCAAAATACAGGTTATTTAAACCGTTGGTTTTATGCGTTTATAAAGAAAATATTTTATATAAATGATAACACATGTGAAATAGAATTTGAAATAGATGTTATCCAGTCCTTTAAACTATATTGTGAAATTCCTGCCTGTTGGATCGAGCGAAATCATGTTTATGAGGATTGGGTCGGCTCAAACCGTGTGGAAGAAAATATATCAGTCGGAGAATACGTTGTTGACAGCGAAAGTAAAGCACCGTTCGGAAATAATTGGAGTGTTATAATGTATTCATCATTTAACCCCGCAAATTATGAGCTCGCGGGCGGCGAATTGGTAAAGGGAATGTATAGCGCGCTCGAAAGAACGGAAATCGGCAAAATAAGTATTGCAAATGGGAGTGGTGTATGGGTAGTTGATGCAAGGGACAAAATAAAAGATATTGTAACAAATCACGCCGACAAAGTGGAAGGTGTAATATCAATTGTACTGGCACCGAGCGAGTTTGAAGGTGGGTTACAAGACCTCCTATGGACAATAAAAAGAGATCCAAAATTTTCCGTTGAAAACAAAAAACTTTACACTGCACCGTTTTATTGTCTTTATGTTTCAACGGGTTCGGAAGGTAAAATGTATGATTTTGATGATAGTGCCACAGGTGACGGGCTGGGAAGTATTACATTTAATATTGAAAGTGATTTAGCACCGACACAAAGCGTTAGTGCAATTCCGACAAGTTATAAAGGAAGCTCAAAAAATTACAGCGAAATGTGTATTATGACAGGTTTCCCACAATGCGCATGGGTAAGCGATGCCTTTAAAACTTATCTTGCGCAAAATTCCGCCAATTTACTTTTATCAAGTGCCTTAGCAGTTGGCCAAATTGCGGGTGGTATTGCAATCGCGGGCGGATCGGGTGGAGCGGCGCTACCGATTGGCGGTGGTATGATAGTAAGCGGGGCAACGTCAGTAGGTCATATATTAGCTGATGTTGATAAAGCAAGCCGAATCCCTCCGAAAGTGAGCGGTAATATTACTGGCACTGCATTATATTCCATGGGAAATAAAACTTTTCGAGGTTATATATTACGTCCCCGCGATGATTATGTAAAAATCATTGATGATTATTTTACGCATTATGGTTATGCGATCCATAAGGTTGAAACACCTGCAATACATAATAGGGAAAATTTTACTTTTATACAAACTAAAGGTTGCGTTGTACGCGCCAGTGCAAACAACGAGTATGATGCCTGCAATGCCGCCGCAAGGGCGAAAATTGGAGAGATATTTGATAAAGGTATTACGTTTTGGGTTGATAATGCGAATGTAGGAAATTATAAAGTTCGTAATAAACCGTTGGAATAATGGAGGTTTAAAGTGATACGAAATAGCATGAGTATAACACAGCGTTTCCGAAAAGAGGCTGAACGCGAAAATATTGAATCGTATAATTTTTGGTTCAACCGCTTAACAGAAATTGCAATAGCGGGTATTAAATATGAGGATTTGCCGCCGGAAATTGATTCAAGATTTATAGAAATGATATTGTGCTTTGACGGAAAAGCACTCTTTTATTATGATGAAGAGCTTGAACAAGATGTTGTTTTACAGTTTTACAGTTCATCACCATTTGATATTTATAGAGAGCCTTTTAAGCGAGTAGCGTTTTCACCTGCTGTAAATTATCGTAACAAGAGCCTAACCAATGAAAATTCAGTTATAATATGGAATAATTCGACTCGAACCAATGAAATTTTGGCTTTGCGGTCATATGCAAAACGTATTTCAGAATGTGAACGAATTATCGATGTTAATGTAAAAGGTCAAAAAACACCGAAAATTATATTAACGGAAGATAGTCAGCGGCTTACAATGGAGAATCTTTTCCGACAGTATGACGGCAATATACCCTTTATATTTGGCACAAAAGGGTTAAGCACTTTATCGGAAATAAATGTGCTTGATGTTACAACCCCATATATTGCCGATAAATTACAGATACTAAAACGTCAAATAATCAGCGAGGCTTTAACGTATTTCGGTATAGATAACGCCAATACCGATAAAAAAGAACGATTAGTTTCTGATGAAGTTACCGCGAATTTCGGCGGCGTTGAGATCGCCCGCTTAACCCGCTTGAAGGCCCGCGAAGAGGCAGTGGCAAAAATTAATAAAATGTTTAACTTAAACATTAAAGTAAAGTTTGCCGAAATAGACCGAAAGAATGAAGAGGTTATAAAAAAATGAGTAATTATACGTCACAATTACGATATATTTGCGAAGTAGAAAGCGGATTCACGCCCGCCGAATTAAACGAAAAAACAATAGACGAAATTATTACAGCGGCGCAACCGAAAATATTTAATTTTAGGTTTCCTATATATGATGAATCCTACCGCAATGTTTTAGAACATGAAATACTTTTTCATTTTTACATGCGGGAAATCGGTACTGAAACATACGGCCTGTTTAATTATTACCTTGCACGGAAACTCCGTGAAATTATGCCTTACTATAATCAACTTTATAAAAGTGCAACACTTGAGTTTAACCCGCTGAACGACGTTGATTATACAGAAGAGCATCACGGCTCGCAAGACGGTGAAAAAAACACTGTAAATACAGGTAATTCATCTTCAACAATAAATGCGGAAAGCAGTCAAAATACAGTAGTTGACAATAATATAAGCCGAAATAACACTGAAAATCAAAATATCACTGACAACGGAAAAGCAACGAACACAGCAACAGCAACAGCGTCAACGACTGAAAATACAAGCCGAAATACAAACGGTGAATCAAATATCAGCGGTATTGATACTGATGCATACAGCGACACACCGCAAACAAGCGTAAGCGGCGTTAACGGTATAAACGATAATTATTATCTAACAAATTATCGTAAAAAGTCAAATAATACAGCGAATAATAGTGAGACGAGAGAAAACGGAACGAATACCGCCGAAACAAGCAGTAATAATACAAGCAACGCAACAAATGAAAATAAGCGCAATTCAAGTATAACGCAAGATTTAAGTGAGGAAAATCACGGCGAAACGTACGGAAACGCAACAAGCCGAACGGAAAACACGGGCCGAACGACAGATAACGGAACGGAAAACTTTAATAATACTGATGAATATATAAATCATGTTATTGGAAAACGAAATAGCGCAACATTCAGCGCGATGTTACTTGAATTTAGGGAAACGCTTATAAATATTAATAAAATGATATTTGATGAGCTTGAAGCATGTTTCATGAATATATATTGATTGGAGGTTTATATAATGACCACTATAAAAAATAAAGAATTGGAAAAGGTTAAAATTCCGCTTAATGCGGTTTATACTCCCGTTATACCTTGCGTGCTTGACGGTAATTTATCGTTTTTGGAAATGGTATGGAAACTATTATATCACATAAATATTATCGTTGACAGCGTAAACGCGAACCACGGGGACATTGAGGATCTTGCACAGGCTATAAATGAGCTTGATGCAGATAAATTGAGTGTTATGTGGGTTGAGCTTGATCTTACAGTACGACCGATAAAAGTGAATAAAACTTTTGCTGAAATTGCGGAAGGAATGCGAAAAGGGATTGTGTTTCTTACAACAAAATTTGATGGCGGATCAGTAATATTCATACCTGTTTTTGTGAAAGATAATATTATCAATTTTATGTGGATTGGTAGTAAAAACGAAATAATTATATCCATTTACCCAGATGAAAGTGTTATACCAAAAGAGTATACTTTTGCTACAGAGAATCGGCCCACAACGTTTGAAGAACAAGTAACTTTTAATAATACCGTTGATTTTAATAAGTTTACTGAATTTCACGAAACAACGAAATTTTATAAATTAATTACCGCTGACAGCGGAATTACAGTGCCAACAGCAACAGCGGCAAGCGGGCGCGAACTTGCGGCAAACTTAGAATATGTAGGAAATGCCTGTTCCGAAACGCTGACAGCGGCGAAAAGCTATACTGATACACAAGATGCGGCGGTACAGAAAGCGGCCACAATATATACTAATACGAAATGCGGCGAAACACTTGCGGCGGCGAAAACATATGCAGATACACAGGATGAGACAACGCTTACAAGCGCAAAGACATATAGTGATAGTAAATTTGCCCCCGTTACAATCGTGAAAAAAGCTGATGGCACGCTTACAGCCGATAGCACATTTTCTATAATTTACCTTAATATAACGCGAGGTGTAGTTGTTGATGTTAAGTTTAGTTCAGAAAATAATCGTATTTCAATATATACTATGCGAAATACGATAATCACACCAACAAAACTAACTTTCATCGGATATGATGAAACTACAACAATTCATACTTGCACAATTGACAGTGATAATAATATCACATACGCATAATATATTTTAGTAAATTGGTAAAAATGGTTGCAAGATAAAATGAAGTGTGCTATAATAGCATTGTGCAAAGGGAAAAAGTCTTTTCAGCAGTAAATTTTTTCTTGCCTCCTTAGTTTTAAGATCGCAACGGGCCGTTTCTGTTATAGGATACGGCCCGTTGCGTTTTATTGGTATTATATAATTTTATTTTTCATCTTTCATAGTGATTAATATACCTTTTGTTGCCAAATCTTGAATTTGCAAATATCTATAACCTCCTCCATCGTTTTCAATTAAACGGATTTTAATAGTATCTCCATCGAAATATGATAAAATCTCAAGCAATAATTTTCTATCAAATCGCGAAAATTTCGAATCATTGGTTCTATCCATACAAATCAAGTTATGATAATTGCAGGATTTATTTACCACTTCAAAAGCGTTATCTTGTCTTATTTCATCCTGCACAGCGTTGCCTAAATTATCAATTTCAAACAATAGTCCTGTATTGATATATAATTCATCATTACAACGATAAATTCTCGTTTCTGCATCGTCCGAAACAGAGGTTGTAATGTTAGATTCCAAAGCATATTTGCCCTGCACAAAGGTCACTTTTCCGCGCTTGATCTCAAAAAACGCGCCTGCTGAACCATACCTATCTAATGTGCCGCGCTTAAATTTGCGGGCCTTAACGGAGTTTTTATAAATCAGCCCCAAAATTTTTGATTTATAAACTTTCATTTTAGTTATCCTCCTTTTCGTATCCGACAAAATACACGTCACGTTCGCGGTAAAACGTAAGTTTTACATTATCCATTGTAAAGCTTGTTACACCTTTTCGCCACATTAAACGGTAAACAGGTTTATACCAAAATTCGACCGTTTCATTCAGTTCAAAAAATTTTTCAAGGGTTTGATTTACAGTTTCATACATCGAAATCATGGTAATTTTCATTTTTTCTTCCTCCGTATACTCTTTTACAACTTATATCAATTTCAGTTTTAAGCCGTTCGCAATAGTCAAATTTGGTGACATAATCAGCTATCCAAGCCTTATTATCAACAGACCAAATTTCAATTGGCGGCGCAAAACAGTTTCCTGCTTTAGTAAGTTTATATTTATCGCCGCTGTAAAATGCAAACGGCACATAAACCCGAAAAACATGTTGTTTGTTTGTGTTGTTGAGCTTTACAACAGATTTGTACAAAACAGCATTGTTAATTCCTGTTTTAGGTATAATCTGCAAAATAGCATACTCCGCCGTTTCATAATCTTTATTGTAAATAAATTCACAAAAGTATTCCGAATTGTCACCCTGCCAAACAAATATGAATGCTGACGGTTTGTTTGGTTTGCCGAGTAAGTTAAGTGTTTTGTTCATTTTATCATACCTCCTGCAAAAAGTAAGGCTACAACGGCTACTGCCGCGCTTACAATTGTACAAAACAACATTTTTATATTGTTGTCATCCGATGTTATCGCGGTGTACATACACATACCACACATAACGAAAGCGGACAAAGCGATAAAGATATACAAAATGAATTTCATTTTAATTTACCTACCATTTCATTTAATCGGCTCGGTATCCCTTACCGTGACTATAGTATAGCACATATGGGTCAGCAATGCAATAGGTTCGGAAAAATATATAAGGAGTGAAGGATAGTATAAT